TCAAAAGCTGTAAACTGCTGTTACCTTTCCAATCACGTGTTCGCACTCGTTGTTGAAGGCACGCAACATGAGCTTTTGCATATCAGAAACCATCTTGTTTCCTTTTTTGACGCTGTTATTGAAGATCATTTGCGTGTCACCTGTAGCAGCAGTACCATTCCTCAGCATTGCCTTTTGCTGTTCGCGGACAGCTTCCAATTTATCCTTATAATCCGATGACTTTGCAAAATCATATTGAGGCTTATATAAAGCAAAATCCTGCAAAAGAATGGTATCGTTCAATTCAATGACTTGTTCTTTTTTATCCTTATATTCAATATCGATTTTCTGCAAAGCATCTTTTAGGTTACGAATCTGCTCATTTACAGATTCCAATTTCGCAGCAGCATCTTTTTGGGCCTTTCGAGTGATATCTTCAATAATAGAATCTTTATTCCTTATTTCCTCTTCCAGGGCATCTCGCTTGCTCTTCATCTTTTTAAGATCAATATTCGCATAGTTCTGTAAGTGCCGGAATTTCATATAAAGCAAAGGAATCAAAAGTATAGAGGCAAATGGGAAAATTGATAAGGGGAGAAGTAAGATAAAAATGGTTATATTCTTTAAGTACCACGGCTCGTTTATCGTATGGGTATCCATATATCAGCACATCCTTTCTGTTTATACCTTGCCGCGCAGCTCGACTACCTTGCCCAGTATCCTGACGGGGAGATCGCGGATTTCTTGGTTGGAGTAGAAGTGCGGTTCGTAGACGGACGTGTTCGTGGCAATCAGGGTGATGCCGTCTTCCTGTTTCTTGACGCGCTTGACGGTTGCCTCGTCACCGTTGACCATCACGATGGCGATGTCGCCGCTTTCGACGTCCTCCTGCTGGCGGACGATGACGACGTCGCCTTCCAATATCCTCGGCTCCATTGAGTGGCCGCAGACGCGCAGCGCAAAGAATTTGCCGGATGCCGCCAGTCTCTGCGGAATCTCTTCCCAGTCGATGACTTCTTCGATTGCCTCAATGGGGATGCCAGCGACAACTCGACCGAGGACGGGGATGCGGAGGCCTTTATCTCTCAGCTGTTGTGATGGAGCGGGTGGCTTGGCGGGAGAATGCGTGGCAGTATGAGGTTCTACAAGATCGGCTTTGCTTACACCGAAAAAGGTGGCCATCATTTCTATCTTGTCGATACGAGGATACTTTTCAGCGTTGAGCCAGTCAGTGACAGTGGAGTAAGCGAATCCGAGTCGCTTGCAAAACTCCTTCCGACTGATGCCCTTGTCTTCCATATACATCTTGATGTTTTGAGCCATCACTTGCTTGTTGCCTAGAGCACTCATTATATCCACATCCTTTCTGATTTTTCTATCTATGGTTATAATTTTACGCTTTTAACGTCTTAATCTCAATAAAAAATGTAAAAAATTACGCTTTAGGGGTTGAATACCGCTTAAAGCGGTGATATAATAGCATAAGAGGTTGAAGAAAGGAGGTATTATACATGTCGATAACGCTTAAAGCGGCAAGAGTGAACAGGAACCTCAACCAGAAAGAGGCTGCCAAGCTCATTGGGGTTAGTGTGAGTACGTTGCAGAACTATGAGTCAGGAAAATGCTTTCCCGATGTCCCTGTCATCAAGAGCATCGAACGAGTCTATCAGATTCACTACGCCGACATCAGCTTTTTACCTACAAATAACGCTTAAAGCGGTATGGGAGGAATAACCATGACTGAATTAGTTCACATCGACAACCAGCAGGTTGTCACGGACAGCCGCAGTGTGGCAAAGCATTTTGAGAAAGAACACAGGGATGTACTTAAAGCAATTCGCCATCTTGTAGAGGGTGTGCGCAAAAGTTCGCAGACCCCCTCGATGTTCCACGAAACGACATACGTCAATGAACAGAACGGACAGGTCTACCCCATGTACCTGATGAACCGCGACGGTTTCAGCCTGCTGGTTATGGGCTTCACCGGCGCGAAGGCTCTCGAGTGGAAGCTCAAGTACATTGAAGCCTTCAATGCGATGGAGAAGGCCATCAAGACGCCGCAGCTCACGCCGAACCCGCACTATCGCACGCGCATGATCGGCACGGCGGTCCGCGACATCGGCAAAACGGCGGCAGCCCTCGAGCAGGTCTTCGGTTGCCGTCACGGCATGGCGCTGGCGACGGCCTCGTCGATGGTTGGCGAAGCCTACGGCATCGACACCAAGGCTATCGCGCCGCTCATCCCTGCTGAGGATTCGCCCTGCACCATGAAAGTCGCGAACATCGCTGAGGCGCTCGGCTTTTTCTGCAAGAGCGGCAACCCAGACAGCCAGAAGGTCAACCGCCTGCTCCAGTCCTGCGGCCTCCAGGACAAGCCACGCGATGCAAGTGGTGCCAACCTCAAAAAGACCAGCTGGAAGCTCACCGAAGAGGGTAGGGCATATGGCGAGTCGCACGCCTTCCATCGGAATGGGCACAGTGGCTACGAGATCATCTGGAACGCCGAGGTGCTTGAGTTGCTGCGCAAGGCGCTGAACTGAGGTGAGTGGCATGAAGGACTATACCGTCATCAAGAGCAAGATTAACATTTCAAAAGGCCGTAGTGATGAGTTCAATGACGTGGCGAAAGAACTCAGCGACTTCATTCAGAGCCTTAACCTAGACATGGTTTCACACTGCAAACTCACTGCTCGCGTGCTTGCACAGATAAACGTAGCCGAGCGTGATGCTTTCATATTCGGCTTCGACATGGCCAGCAAGCTCATGCATGACTACTACAGTGACGAAGAGGAGTGAGCGGGATGGAGACCGATATGCAGATGCTCCGGGCCTGCATGAAGTACCACAACTGGACGCAGGAAGACGTGAGCCGAGCTCTCGGCATGGTTCGCTCTACGTTTTATCTTCACATGAAGGACGGGGACTTCACCATCTCGCAGATCCACAAGATGATGGAGTACATCCCCTTGACGATGGACGACGTCAGCCGCATCTTTTTCGCAACAAAAAAGCGGGGCCATCGAGAAGGGCCTGACGCGTGTGATGGTTTAAAAGAGGAGGTGGTAGCATGGAACTGAACGAGCTCAATGATTTTGTTGCAAAGGGGAAGATGCTCCAGCAGCTCCTTAAAGAAACGCCGGAAATCATCGAGTATCTGAAACTGGCGAAGGAGCCGCCGGTGCTGCCAATTCGCACGGACTGCCTCGTGCTCGTGGCGCAGGCGGCGAAGGTCCTGGCGGTCAGCCGGAGGACAATTTACCAGTATGTCAAGGATGGCCGCCTCAAGGCGTACTACACGCCAGGGAGCGCACGAATGAAGTTTTGGCTCAGTGACCTGCAAAGGCTGGCGTCGACGGAGCCGGAAAAGAAAGGAGAATCTGCATGATCCCAATCGCGAAGTACGACAAGTCAGGCCGCTGCATCAAAGCGGGGCTGTCTTTGCGCCCAATTAAACGGACGCTCGGGCGTGCCAAGAAGGCGCTGACGCCGAGCGAGAAGACGCAAGAACGCATCGAGTGGGCTTTTGCTGGCATCGTCGTGCTGCTTGGTACGATTGTGGCCGCGGAAGTCCTGGCCGCTATTGCGGCGGTGATGATGTGATGGGTTGGAAAACGACGCCGCCGCCACTCTGCAAGCCGGGCTACTTTTGCCTGGCATGCCCATATCCGGACTGCATCCGCCCGAGTGGCGGGAGCTGCAGTAACGTGACGCAGGAAGAAGCATACATGCTGTCGCTCGTCGGCATGGCGTGCATCAGCAAACAGCGTAAAAAAAGAGCCGGACGCTGAGACGTCCGGCCAATAAGAAAAATTGATTGGTTGTGGTCATTGTACCACAGAAAGAGAAGGTAAACAAAATGAAAACAGATAATACGAAGTGGCCTCAGACAACAGATTACGATATGTTCGTTCTGTCTGATAAAAATCGTAAGATTAACGCGGTGAACCTCAAGCACCTGAAATCGGCTATCCAAAAAGCCGGAGAGATTATATATCCGATTACCGTTCGCCCTTCGGAAAGTGATCCTGGCAAATACGAAATCATGGATGGACAACATCGTTACTTGATTTGCCGGGCCCTGCGTCTGCCCGTCAAGTACCAGGTAAAACCAGACATGACCTATAGAGATGCGCTGGACCTCAACAATACTGGGTGCAAGAACAAACTGCTGGATATTCTCCATGTTGGCGGCTTTACAAACGAGAGCTGCCGCATCGCAGAGGAACTGGTAGAAGAATATTCTGATACTGCTGGAAATCTGAAACCTGCCATTGTCCTTCGCGCTCTTGGCGTGAAGAGCGGAACTAGCACTAAGCTCATTGACAAGCTGGCCATTGATTCAAAGGAAATTCCGAGTGCAAGAAGATGCCTGTTGTTCATTCGGTCAATTTTAGGTGAGACACCACGCGGACGTAGACGCGATTTATACGAGCCACTGGTCGATATTCTTAAGGACAATGAGGGCGATATTGATCTCAAGCGGTTGCGTAACGTGCTGGTAAACAAAACGATTCCTAATAATAAAGAAGTAACTCGAGACGGCTGGGTGAAGGCTATTGACCACGACTATAACAAAGGGCTCAATAGTGAAAATAAAGTCGATATCTTGGTTAATTACACAATTTCTCAAAAATCTCATAAGTGATAAGGAGCTGGTGAATATGGCAAAGATGATTATGACGGTTGCTGAGATGGCGGACCGTAATGCATGGCTCAAGATGCGCACGCAGGGCATCGGCGGCAGTGATGCAGGCACGATCGTGGGGCTGAATCCGTGGAAGAGCAAGTACGAGCTCTGGCTCGAAAAGACGGGCCAGGTCGTCCCAGAGGACATCTCGGACCGTGAGCCGGTCTACTGGGGCAACCGCCTCGAAGATGTCGTTGCGCAGGAGTTCACGCGCCAGACTGGCAAGAAGGTCCGCCGTCACGGCATGGTGCAGGATGAGGCGCATCCATTTCTATTCGCCAACGTCGACCGCATGGTGGCAGGCGAGAAGGCAGGACTTGAGTGCAAGACAGCCAATGGATTCAAAGCGTCCCTCTGGGAGGGCGATGAGGTGCCGGCAAGTTACTACTGTCAATGCCAGCACTACATGCTCGTCACAGGGCTGCCGGTCTGGTACATCGCCTGCCTCGTGGGCGGTCAGCACTACGTCTACAAGCCCATCAAGCGCAACGAGGAGGACATCCAGACGTTGCTCGAGATGGAGAAGGCATTCTGGAAATGCGTCGTCGACCGCGTGCCGCCCGAGGTGGACGGCTCGGCATCTTGCACTGAGGCGCTGGCCGAGCGCTTCCGTGGCGGTGTAGCGGATAGCATTGAGCTGCCGTCCTGGGCGGTGGCCGAGGTCGAGACTATCCGCCGGCTCGAGGTGCAGAAAAAGGAGCTCGATGCGAAGATCGCGGCGAGCAAGAACCGCTTGAAGGAGCTCATGGGCGACCACGAGACGGCCGTCTGGGGCACGGAGGATGAGGGCGGCCGCATCACATGGAAGACGCAGAAGGGCCGCACGTCCATCGACAGCAAGCGCCTGAAGGCCGACCATCCCGACATCTTCGACGCTTACAGCAAGGTCGGCAAGCCGATCCGCGTCTTCCGCATCGCATAATTTTTGTCAGAAAGGATTGATTACTATGGCATCAACAAAGGGCGGCATCATCGCCGCAAAGAAGAATGAGGTCCAGCAGGCAGGAAAGGCGAAGGGGCTGCAGTCCCTCGTTATGAGCATGGGTCCGCAGATCGGAAAGGCCCTGCCGACGGTGCTGACGCCGGAGCGCTTCACGCGCATTGTGCTGACGGCGCTCTCATCGAATCGCCAGCTGCAGGAGTGCACGCCGCCGTCCTTCCTCGGCGCGATGATGCAGGCGGCACAGCTCGGCCTCGAGCCGAATACCCCACTCGGGCAGGCATACCTTATCCCGTACCGCAACCACGGCCAGCTCGAGTGCCAGTTCCAGATCGGCTATAAGGGCCTGCTGGCGCTCTTCTACCGCTCGGGCGGCAAGGACCTGCAGGCGCATGAGGTGCACGAGAACGACACATTCGAGTATGAGCTCGGCCTCGAGCCGAAGCTCCGCCACGTGCCAGCGCTCACGGATCGCGGGCCGGTCATCCTCTACTATGCCGTCTACCACACGAAGGACGGTGGCAGCGGCTTTGCTGTGATGAGCATGGACGACATCAAAGCGCACATGCACCAGTTCAGCAAGGCGGCCGGCAAGGGCTTCTCGCCGTGGTCGACCAATTTCGACGAGATGGCCAAGAAGACTGTCATCAAGAAGGTGCTCAAGTACGCGCCAATGGCGACCGACTTCGTTCGCGCCGTGGCCGCCGATGAGTCGATCAAGCACTACACAGAAAAGACGGCCGACATCCTCGACGTCCCGAGTGAGACGGAGTACGAGACCATTGATGCCGACTACGACAAGGAGCAACCGGACGCAGAGCCGAAGCACGTCGACCCCGAGACTGGCGAGATCCTGAACGAGGAAGGCAATCTGAACCTGTAAGCTGAGGAGGCACGTCAATGAACTACGTCAGACAACTGAATGCGTTCGGCGAGAAGAGCATCGGCGTGCTCAATGCCAAGGAACAGGCCGTGTATCTGCGGCTATTCCTGATTGCCAATCAGCTGAAATGGCCTGAATGGTTCGAGGTAGCGAACTCACAGCTGATGCGTGAGCTGGGGATGCGATGGAAAAAGACCATCATCGATGCCAGGCGGGAGCTCGAGAAGAAGGGGTTCATCCGCTCCGTCGACCCAGGCCACAAGATGAAGACACGATACCATCTCATCCAGCTGTACGATGACTCGTCCAAGGGTTCGAAAAACGAACCCATAACAGAGCCAAGGGTTCGAAAATCTAACCCTAAGGGTTCGAAAAACGAACCCATAACAGAGCCAAGGGTTCGAAAATCTAACCCTAAGGGTTCGAAAAACGAACCCATAACACCCCCCAAGGGTTCGAAAAACGAACCCTACATAAACAGTATAAACAGTAAACATATCTCTTCTACTACAGCGCCACCCCAAGACGAGAACTTCCGTCAGGTGGTCGAGGCCTACGAGAAGAGCATCCGGCCCGTACCGAGCCCGGCAGATCTGGAACGCCTTTCCGACTGCCTGGACCACTACGGCAAGGATGCCCTGCTCAAGGCCATCGACCGGGCGGACTACCGAGGCCGCCGCAGCATGGGGTATATCGAGGGCATCCTGAAGAGCTGGGAGCAGAACGGATATGACGATCCAGAGGAGGAATCACATGGAAATGCAGATGGACCAAGACCTGCAAAATCTGTTGGCCGACATCGCAAAAAAGCGCTCCGCTTTGACCCAGAAGCCGAGCGACGCAAGTGGGCCAACGAGAAGTCCGGCTGGGATTGATGCACGCGAGCAGGAGAAGCACATCAAGGCGCTTGAGTTTGCGGGCATCGGCAAGCTCTATCAGGGCATCACGTTCGAGAGCATCGAGCGCCGTGGCCTGCCGCCCGACTGGGATATCCGGCAGAACTACAAGGCCGTGAAGGCCTATGCCGAGGACATCCAGCAGAACGTCAAGCGCGGCTATGGCCTCATCCTCGCGGGCAACTATGGCACGCTCAAGACGACGATGGCTGTGGCTGTAATGCGGCACTGGATGAGCGTGCAGGAAGGCGGCTGCCTCATGGTGCCGATGTGTTCGCTCATCGACAACCTCTTCACAATGAGGGCCCTCAACAAGGAGGAGTGGGCACGTTACGAGCGCCGCATCCGCTCGACGCCTTTACTGGTCCTCGATGACCTCGGCAGTGAGAATATCGACCAAGGCTGGGTACTCAGCAAAGTCGACAGCATCATCACCGAACGGTACAACAAGATGCTGCCGATCATCGTGACGACGAATCTCAGCAAAGAGGAGCTGGCCAGAACATACTCCGGCCGCATCATGGACCGGCTGCGCAACACCTCGCAGTGTTTGATATTTAGCGGAGCCAGCCAGAGGAAGGTGAGAGCATGACCAACAGCAGGGCCAAGGGCAAGGCCGGGGAGCTGGAGTTTGCCAGGCTTTGCCGGGCGAATGGCTTCGAAGTGCGTCGGACGGCGCAGTATTGTGGGAATACCGGCGATGCGGCGGACTGTGTCGGGCTGCATGGCATCCACATCGAGGTCAAGCGCGTCGAGCACCTGAATATCGACGATGCTCTCGATCAGGCGCGGCGCGATGCCGGAATGAAAGCGGATGGCAGCCTGCCCATCGTGGCCCATCGACGCAACAACACGCGCTGGAAGATCACGATGGATGCAGCCGATTGGTTTGAGCTTTTCCGCGAGTGGGAAGCAGGAAGGAGTAAGGAATCATGAATCATGTGACACTTTCGGGCACGGTGTTCGAGCCGGAGAGCCGTGTAGCGAAGTCGGGCATGGCGGTGCTGACGTTCCGCCTGTCGTACTACCAAGGCAAGGGTAAGGATGGCAAGGCAACGTATGGCGGCATCGATGTGACGGCATTCGACAGACTGGCGCAGGCATGGGATAGCCAGCTGCATGACAAGGACAAGGTCATCGTGACCGGCCATATCACGCTGGACAAGTGGGAGAAGGATGGCAAGAAATACTACAAGCATCGCCTGATCGCGGATGACATCGGCCAAGAGCTGAACCTGTTCGCCGATTCCAAGCCGAACGGGCAGTATATTCCAGATGAGGAAGTGCCGTTCTGAGCGCCTAGGACGCGCTCGGACGGTCATCCATAGCAAAACGCATACAATGATATAGGTAGGGAGTAAAAATGAGTACAGCAAGGAAAATGAGGCGCAAGCTGAACCGGGCACTGCCGGGAGCAGACGTCGAGACGGTACAGAAGACACTCACGGCCATGCAGGTGGCCGCCGAGGAGCAGACAGCAGACAGGATCTACAAGAAGCTGCGGCGGGACATCCAGAAGCCATCCGAAGCGTATGCAACTGGCGTTGCCGACGCATTCGCGTCCGTCATCGGCTTCCTACGGGATGGCGGCCTCGGCGCGCCGTTTGGAGCTACGCGCCTCGAGCGCTTTGTTGAGCAGTTCGTCGCGTATCAGGACGGCTTGCACGACGGCAAGGTCCGGTCATCTGACATCAATGACGCTATCGAAGGAAGAGATTGGCTGGAGCATGACCGAATCCATCGAGAGGGCATTCAAGGTGCTGGAGGCGAAGAAAGGAGAGCAGAAGGATGGACACTGAGAAGTATATCGAGCTGACGAGGCGGTGCTGCCAGAAATACGGCGGCATCGATGCCAAGGGTGACTATCATGGATGCGAGAGCAAGACCTGCCCGCTTAAGAGGCTTGAGTGCGGCGACTTCATGAGCGGCGACTACAACCCGCTGGGCGAAGCGTCGGAGATCTGCCAGCGTGCCGAGCTCGCACTGCGCAAGGAGTTCCCCGATGCGTTCCAGGATGAGCTGGAGCAGGCACGTGATCGTGAGCCGGTGCTGTACGACCTGCGGCTCCTGCATCCCGTCCGCCCGCACGTGACGAAGGCCGACACGCTCGACTACAATGCACAGATTCTGCACATCCGCGGCGAGTGCGATGAGGCGCAGGATGCTTATGATCGGTGGCAGCGCAACCTCGATGAGAAGAGCCACGCGGCCTTCATCGAAGAGATGGTCGATACTGCCATCTGTGCGCTGACACTCCTTGTCAACGCGACGACGCCCGAGCAGTTCCGCCTGGCGGCCGAGATGGTCAACTGCAAGAACCGGCTGCGCCAGTACGGCGAGGCTGAGGAGGGAGGCGGCTTGGCGTGAATCACATCTATGCCCTCTACAAGGGCGAGCAGAATCTCGCAGACGGAACGCTTGCAGAGATTGCCAGGAAGACCGGTAAGACCTACAACACATTGAAATGGATGACCTACCCGAGCTACAAGAAACGCCTGCAGGAGCGGAGCCATAGGAGCCATAGAAGCGGCGTCTTGGAGCTGGTGGACCTCGGAGAGGAGTGACGATGATGCTGAGAAATGAAGAAGGATACAACGACCCGACCGCAGATAAGGTGTTCTCGAGTGTGCTCAAGAAGCCGGTGAGTGAGCAGGATGCCAAGTCGCTTTCGCGTATCAAGCACCTGATGCATCTCTTACGCTTCGCGGCCAATGAGTTCGGCTTCGACATCGAGGAGCGCGTGATCCTGCGCGACAAGCAAACGGGCAAGATTTGGAGATAAGGAGGAATTTATATGTCACATGAAGAGAATGAGCTGCTTGAAGTTCTTCGTAGCAAGGTGCTGAACCTGTCAGAGGTTGTTGATAAACAGAACGATTTGATTTTGAAGTATGAGGAAGCACTCAAGCTTGCTGGCCATGATACTGTACTTGCATCTGACTGCTGCGCTTGCTGTCCGTTCTTCTATGATTGTGAGAAAGAAAATGTGAACGTCAACGAGTGCAAGGAAAAGTTCATGCATAGATGGAAGATAATGGCAGGATTGATCTGAGGTGATGGAGATGCAGAGCAAATGTATATTGGTTCGCAAGTGCGAAGTGGAACGAAAAGGCAGGGCGGCAGACGAGATTATCGTTGACGGAAAAAAGACCTATAGCTGCTATGGGTTCAAAGATTCAATGATGGATGAGCCTGTTCCAGAATGCGAGGAGTGCAAGTGGTTTTTTAGAAAGTGGTGGTGAGCATGAGTGATTCGCTCGAGCAGCTGGGCAAATTTTGGAGGTGAGGAGGAACGGCGATGGAAAAGAAAAAACTGGACATGATCGTACAGAAGTACCTCCAGATGAAGCCACTCAGCAACAGGGACGCTATAACAGCGAGGCGGGAATACGTACGGCGGGAGCTGGAGCGCTGGCGAGACATTTTCGAGGATGGATGCAGCGACCCGGCATGGCCGGACGGCTGTAACCTCAACCTCATCCGGAACCATATCATTGCCACTTTGAGCGACTTGCGTGATCTCGGCGAGGACATCTCCGGCGAGTACGTCCCGCCAGAGGTTGCAAACGGCTTGATGATTCCGACCGGGCGGTGGTTCAAAGTGCGGTGCGATCGCTTCAAGCAGACGGGGCAACATGTGCAGATTGCCACTGCGGAAATTTCTTTGTTCTAGGGAGGCGATAAATGTGAAGAATACAAAGAAAATTTGTGACCTCGAGTATTTGCAGAAGAATTACCTTAACTACGGTTATGGCATCATGGGATGTGCAGCGGATATATCAAGTGGCTATGAGAGATATTCTGATGCAGATGAAGTTGGCGACGAAAAAGAAGCAAGAAAAGAGTGGAAAGAGTTCTACGGAAATTTGGTTTATTTGCTCGCCTACTGCCGCATTGCAGGCATTGATTTTGATAGCTGGGACTTTCAGAGGGACGTATACAAAGCCTTGCACCATCTGGCGAGAAGCGAAAAGAGGAGGCGCAGACAAGGGATTTGAGTCGAAAGAAATGATGGTATGCCAGGGAGGCGGCGCGTCTCTCTGGCTTTTGCGCGGGAGGAGATATCGTGAAAGAGCTTAAGGAATACAATGACTACGTCGAAATCGTGAAGCGCTACCTGAGCCAGTACGGCCGGATGCAGGGGACGGCGGAGAGTATGCGTATGCGAGCAAAGACAATCCGAGAGGAGCTTTCGGAGGGCTCTGATATTGCGGCACCGATTTCAAAGTACGGGGACCAGGTTGGCGGCGGCTCACCGGAGCTCAATGCCGTGGAAGCGGCTGCTGATCGGCGCACGAAGAAGGCCAAGATGGCGGCATGGTGCGATGCCCAGGCGGACGCCATCGAGCACCGGCTGGAGCTTGTCGACCATGCGCTTTCCTGTCTCGATGAGCGGGAGCAGTATTTGCTGAGGGGCTACTATTTCGAGAAGAAAACATGGGTAGAGCTGGCGATGGACCTGTACCTCTCAGAGACATGGGCGAGGAAGACAGGCGGACGAGCGTTGAAAACGATGGCTGCCATCATCTTCGGCGAGGACGCCGTCCCCGAGCAGATGGCGTTTCATTTCGCATTGCTTTGATAAATCACAGAGGCCTGTGGATAAGTACGATGGCGAAAACACTTCCGCTTTTGTGCCGGATTTTGATGCAGATCTGTGCGATAATAGTAGCATCGGATGTCTGGATGAGGCGGACGATAACTCTCCAAAACAACATACATCATGGGCGGGGCATTATTCATAATGGCGTTTGAATCCTTGCAATCTGCGCTATCCCGCCCGACACGGCAGCTAGGTTACGTGGCAAACCGCTGGGCCCGCAAATCCCAGCAAGTAGGGTTCAAGTCCCTGCGCTGCCTCCATTATGGCGCAAGCGAGGAGACGACACTCGCAAACGTCGGCATTTTGTCACGCCGGAGCCAACACCGGCAGAAAGTTCCTCCTTTCATAAAGTTACCCCTTAGAGACAGGCCTGAAATCTAGGGCCTGTAGAATACTCGAGCACTCACAGCGTGGGTGCTTTTTTGATGCATAAAATAAGACTAGGGAGCGTGGTGAGCATGTGAGATGAAGCTGACAGAGAAGCAGAGGCGGTTCGTCGATTATTATATCGAGACAGGTAATGCCACGGAATCGGCCCGGCGTGCTGGGTATTCTTCTAAAACAGCTGAGGCGATTGGATTGGAGAACCTAGGAAAACCTAGGATTAAAGCCGCCATCGATGCCAGGCTCAGAGAACTTGAGGACAAGCGCATCGCCAAGGCTGACGAGGTCATGCAGTTCCTCACATCGACACTGCGCGGCGAAGTCAAAGAGGAGCGCGTCGTCGTTGAAGGGACAGGCGAAGGAAGAAGCGATGCCCGCATTATCAAGGTGCAAGTATCCGCCCGGGACCGCCTCGAGGCGGCGAAGAGCCTGCTCAAGCGCTACCCGATGCAGTTCGACGCCAAGGAACAAAAACTCAAGCTCCAGAAGCTCGAGGCTGAGATTCGGGCGGCCGAGCAGGTGGATGACGATGCCGTGACGATTGTGGACGATCTGGGAGATGGTGACGATGAAGACGATACGGCTCAGTGATGTGGTAGCGCCGCATTTCTATGCACTGCATCGTGACATCGTGCGTCACGGCCATACTTACTACTGGCTGGAGGGCGGCCGCGGCTCGACGAAATCGTCAGAGATAAGCCTCGAGATCCCGCAACTCCTCATCAAGAATCCGGATTGCCATGCAGTTGTCCTGCGCAAAGTCGGCAACACCATCAAGACAAGTGTTTACCCGCAGATGCAGTGGGGCATCGATGCACTGGGGCTCACGAGCAAATTTCGCTTCAAGACAAGCCCACATGAGATTACCTACCGGAAGACCGGTCAGAAAATCCTCTTTTTCGGCGTCGACGATCCGCAGAAGATTAAGTCCATCAAGCTGCCTTTTGGCTACGTCGGCGTTGTGTGGTTTGAGGAGCTTGACCAGTTTGGCGGCATGGAGGAAATCCGCAACCTTAATCAGTCGCTATTGCGCGGCGGCCCCAAATACTGGGAGTTCTGCTCCTTCAACCCGCCAAAAAGTCAGAACAACTGGGTGAATGAGGAAAAGCTCTTTGAGGATCCCGACAGGCTCGTGCATCACTCCACCTACCTCGGCGTCCCGCGGGAATGGCTCGGCGAACGGTTCTTTGACGACGCGGAAAAGCTCAAGGAGAAGAACGCACGCGCCTATGAGCATGAGTACCTCGGCAAGGTCACGGGCACGGGCGGGGCTGTGTTTGAGAACGTCAGCGACATGCGGATGAGCGATGAGCTTGTCGGCAACTTTGACAAGTTGTACTACGGTTTGGACTTCGGCTTCTCGATGGACCCACTGGCCTTTGTGGCCATTTACTACGATGCCAAGCACGAGGACCTTTATGTTTTCGACGAAATCTACCAGCAGAAGCTGAGGAACAGCATGGCAGTCGAGCGCATCCGTCCGCTTGCCGGGACGACGAGGATTATCGCAGATTCGGCGGAGCCAAAATCCATTGCAGAGATGCGGGATTTGGGGCTCAGGATTACAGGGGCGCGAAAAGGCCGTGACAGCGTAGAGCATGGCATCAAGTGGCTGCAGGATCGTGCGCACATCTACATCGATAAACGTAGAGCGCCGAACACATACCGCGAGTTCGTGAGCTATGAATATGAGCGGAACCGGCAAGGCCAGTTCGTGAGCGCCTATCCGGACAAGGACAATCATGCGATCGATGCCGTCCGATATGCTATGAGCGAAGTCATGCGCGCTGGCGGCATCCGCATTTTCAAGTGAAGGAGGTGAGAGCATGGATTTGGATACAGCAAAAAAGCTAATTACAAAGTACGTGTCAGGGCACAGTGCATTTATGGCCCGAGCGCAGGAGGGCGAGCGCTACTACAGGGTGCAGAACGACATTCTGTTTCGCAAGCCAAAGAATATGGATGACGCGCAGACCGTTGATGGTGCAAATCCTCTCCGACAGGCGGACAACCGCATCGCATTCAGCTTTTACCAGCTACTGGTCAATCAGAAGGCTGGCTACATGTTCACCACGCCCCCTCTGATTGATACGGGCTCGGTCGAGCTGAACAACATCATTGCCAGCGACCTCGGCGATGCGTATCCGCGCAAGATGAAAGATCTGTGCGTGAACGCCAGCAACGCGGGAGTGGCCTGGATACATTACTGGATCGACACGGACGGTTTCCACTATGGCGTCGTGCCGAGCTATGAGGTTATCCCTGTGTGGAGCCAGAAGCTCGACAAGGAGCTGCTGGCCGTCCTGCGCGTCTACAAGGATTTTGATGAGCAGGGCGATGAGTGGTATATCTACGAGTTTTGGACGGACAAAGAGTGCGAGGCATTCCGCCGCCGCAGCGCGGATGATGTACAGACTGGCCTGGTGACCTGCCCGATGTTCTTTGACTTCTACGTGTCGGGATTGTCGGAGGCAGACAACGTCCTGCGGCATAATTATGGGCGAGTGCCATTCATCCCGTTCTTCAACAACAACACGACCAGCCGCGATTTGGATACCGTGAAGGACCTTATCGACGCGTACGATAAGACCTTCAGCGGCTTTGTGGATGACCTCGAGGACATTCAGGAGATCATCTTCGTCCTCACGAATTACGGCGGGCAGAACTTGAAGGAGTTCCTTCATGATCTGAAATATTACAAGGCTATCCAGGTTGAATCGTCCGGCGACGGGGACAAGAGCGGCGTTTCGACGCTCAGTATCGACATCCCTGTAGAGGCGCGCGACAAACTACTGGAGATTACGCGCAAGGCCATCTTTGATATGGGCCAGGGCATTGACCCTCAGCAGCAGGGCCTCGATGCGACGAGCGGAGAGGCGATGAAATTCCTCTATGCCCTGCTGGAAATCAAGGCAGGACTTATGGAAACAGAGTTCCGCATCGGCCTAGGAGAACTTGTTCGAGCGATTGCCAGGGCGCATTCCAGGCAGGTTGGGCAGCTCACGCAGACCTGGACGCGTACGAGTATCCGGAATGATGCGGAGCTTGTGGACATGTGCTCGAAGTCGGCTGGCATCCTGTCGCGGAAAACAATCCTCAAAAACCATCCCTTTGTCGAGAACGCAGAGGCGGAGGAAAAGCAGCTGGACAAAGAAAAACAGGACGCCGATCAGGATGCCGATATCTATGGCAATGATTTAGGCGGAGGAAAGGAAGAACAAGAAGATGTATAAGGTGCTGACTGAATACGCCAAAGCGTTTGGCGAAGATTTTCCCATTTCCAAGATGCCAGGCTATAGCGCATACGAGATTCGCCGGAAAGCCCAGGAATGCCTGGATGCGAATAAGAAGTACAGCGAACTCACAGCCACATCTGCGGCGACAGCAAGCACGTCCAAGTGACCAAGGATAATGGAACCAACCTCACTCGAGGCAGGTGAACCTCGGTAAAAACCGGAATGGAGGAACCACACATGACCATCTCAGAGTTTTTGAAATCCATCGGCATTCCTGATGATAAGGTTCAGGACGCAGAAGGGAAAATGAAATCGTATCTTGACGGTGATTATGTTACGAAAGCGCGTTTCAACGAACTCAATGAGTCCAAGAAGAGCCTTGCGGAACAGATTACGGAGCGGGACAAGCAGCTGAAAGACTTGAAGAAGTCTGTCGGCGATAACGAAGATTTGCGGAAGCAGATCGAAGACCTCCAGAAGGCCAACAAGGAGCAGAAGGATGCTTTCGACAACCAGACGAAGGCACTGCGCCTGGATACGGCTATCAAGTTGGCCATTGCGGACAGTGCCCAGGACGCGGATATCGTCTCCGGCCTCATCGACAAGAACAAACTCATCCTCGGTGAAGATGGAAAAGTCACCGGCCTGACGGAGCAGGTGGAAGCATTGAAGAAGAACAAGGCCTTCCTCTTTAAAGGGACCGCGCCGCTTCCGAATTATCATCCGAATGGCGGTGGGAATCCGCCCGTCGCCAATCCGTTCAAGAAGGAGTCGTTCAACCTGACGGAGCAGGGGCGTCTTCTTCGGTCGAACCCCGAGCAGGCACGTGCAATGGCGGCCGAAGCCGGGGTCACAATCTAAAAAAGGAGTGAAATCATATGGCAGGAACGACACTTTCGGACGTCATTGTTCCGGAACTCTTCAACCCCTATGTTATCAATCGCACGATGGAGCTGAGCGCACTTTTCCAGAGCGGAATTGTTGCGCACAGCCCGCAGTTTGATGCGCTGGCATCTGAGGCGGCACCAGTACATAACATGCCGTTCTTCGAGGACCTCACGGGTGATTCGGAGGCCGTAATCGAGGGCAAAGACCTCACGGCAAACAAGATCACGAGTAACAAGGATGTCAGTACGACGATTCGCCGCGCAATGATGTGGAGCGCAACGGATCTCTCGGCTGCGCTTGCCGGCAAGGACCCGATGGAAGCCATCGGCAGCCTCGTGGCTGGTTTTTGGGCGCGCGACATGCAGAAGGAACTCGTCAATGAGCTGAAAGGCGTATTCGCATGCGATACGATGGCGGACCATGTCCTCGACGTATCGGGCGGTTCTGGTAAAGCGGCAAACATCTCGGCATCCTCGTTCATCGATGCGTTGCAGCTTCTCGGCGATGCACAGTCCCAGCTGACGGCCGTAGCAATGCACTCGGCCACGAAGTCCTACCTGAAAAAGCAGAACCTCATTGAGACGGAGCGCGATTCGACGGATGTTGAGTTTGATACGTATCAGGGGCGCCGTGTCATTGTAGACGATGGATGCCCGGTTGAAGGCGGCGTCTACACGACGTACCTTTTCGGTGCCGGTGCGGTCGCATACGGCAATGGTTCGCCGGCTGGCTTCGTCGCTACAGAGATTGACCGCGACAAGAAGAAGGGATCTGGCGTCGACTACCTCATCAACCGCCGCACGTTCATCCTGCATCCGCGTGGAGTAGCTTTCCAGAACAAGGTTCGCGCCAACGCAGAGAATGTCACGCGTGAAGAGCTTGCCAACGCAACGAACTGGGCCCGCGTCTACGAACCGAAGCAGATCCGCATGGTAGCTTTCAAGCACAAAATCGGCTGATTGGCGGTGTAAAAGATGGACAGCGAGACCTATTGGCAGCGGCGCATGGAGGAGCTCGAGCGGCATTGGCATGATAAGGGGCGTCAGACCATTGAGAAAGAGCTGCAAGCGCTTTACGAGGATGCGCTCGATGCCATACAGGATGACATCGCTGCCCTCTATGGCCGCTTTGCCGAGGACAATAAGCTGAGTGTAGTGGAAGCCATGCGGCTCCTGCAGGGCAGGGAATACCGGAAGTGGCGCATGAGCATCGATGCGTATGTCGCACAGATTGCGGCAACAGGGGACAAGGAACTCGAGAAAGAGCTGAATGTCCTGGCGATGCGCAGCCGCATCACGCGTCTCGATAAGCTCTATGCCGAGACACTTGTGGAGATTGCGAAAATGGACCAGGAGACGCGCGACAAGATTAGCGAGTTCCTGCCGTCGGCTTATCGCGACTTCTACTACCATTCGCTGTATGACATCGGCCAGAGGCGTGGCCTCGACGGTGCTGCCGGCCGGGTGGACAGTGAGCAGATTGAGAAGGTACTCCGGACGCCTTGGAGCGGGAAGAACTATTCCGCCCGCATCTGGAAAAACGGCAGGAAGCTCGCCCAAACCATCCGCGATGTGACGGTTCAGGCCGTGCATCGAGGCAGCTCTGTCCGGGCACTCTCTCAGCAGGTCAGCCAGCGCATGGACGTCGGCTACAGGCAATCTGTCCGGCTCGTCCGCACGGAACTCAACTACGTCCAGAACCACGCCATTCTAGACGGCATCAAGGACAGTGGCATGAAGTACTATCGCTTCGTCGCGACGCTCGATAAGAGAACCTCACCACAGTGCCGCTCACATGATGGGCACATCTATCCCGTCGATGATTATAGCCCCGGCACCAACGCGCCGCCGCTGCATCCGCACTGCCGCTCGACCATCATTGGCAGTGTCAAGGGTGACAGCAAGCCAAGGGGGAAGCGGGCAGCCAGGAACGCAGATGGGAAATATATCCGCGTACCGGCTGACATGACATACCAGCAATGGTATAATAAATATATACGGCCAAGTATGATTCCATCTGGTAAAGGTAATTGGAAAACCGACGATGATGATAAAATCATCGTTACGCAAAGGATTCCAGCCTCGTCGCATTATCGTCCTTCGCTGAAGGGGACGCCAAATAGTGTCGTAGAATATACTACAATGCGAGGAACGCAAAGGAATTATGCGTTGTATGATGAAAATGGGTTTATAGCAGTCCAGATAGATTATGGCAACCATGGCAACAGTAAACAGCATCCATACGGTGCTAACGGTGAACATAAGCATCTATGGACGTGGCAAGATGGAAAGCCAACGAGAAGTAGGCCTCAGGACTTAAGCGCAAAAGAGCAACATGTGTTCAGGGGGTGATTTTATGCCAGTAAAACAGTTTATGGATACTATAGATGTGGCTGATCTTGAGTTTGAATATAAGGGGAAGTGGTATTACATTTGTCCTGTAGATAATGGCTACAGCTGTGGCGAGGCTGGCAAAGATGACACCATTTTTAAAACCAAAGAAGATATTCTCGATAGATTTCTTATAGATGGTATCTCATTCAGAGAAGTACTCCCTGATATTAATTGGTAAACGCATAAAATATCTTAAAGCACCAAGCGAAAGCGAGGTGCTTTTCTTATGCCCATTTTGAGGAGGTGAGAGTGTGGCAGGTAAATTTATCTCGTCGGACGAAGCTGAGACAGCACTCGTCGAGACAGCGAAGACGCTCCTGCAAGAATACGGCACTTGGAACGATGCGCAGTACGGCATCTATGCGGCCAAATTGGTCAGCGATGTGCTGGACTACTGTCATCGGGATGATTTTCCCAAGGGCCTTGTCTACGCGTGCGCCGATCTCCTCGTGAAGCGCGTGAGCGACACCTCCGACGATACGAAAGGTCTCAAGTCCATCAAGATGGATGACACGCAGTTCGATTTTGCGCATAGCGACATTGCGGCCGGCACTCAGGCAGATGCCGACTTTGAGACAATCCGACCGAAGCTCAACCTCTACCGTAAGATTGGAGGCTGGAGCTGATGGCAACTTACCAAGGCATGAGGCTGGCGTTGTCGCACTTGATGTACAAGGACACGATGGCAATCTACCGCGTATCACGCATCCAAGCGGATGACGGCTCAGACGACTACGAGGAATCCGAAACGCCGGTGCTGTGTGACGTGCCTTGCAAGCTCTCCCAGTATGGCAAGGACTTGCTGATGGCCAAGACCGCGCAGGCTGCTACGGTACACATTGACCTTCGCGTCTGCTGTGCGCCGGATATCGACATCCGCGAGCAGGATCACCTCGTGGTCAAGCATCAAGGGCAGACCTTCGACCTTTTCGCGGGCACGCGCTTCGTCTATCCGACGCACCAGGAAATATCGGTGCGCAGCGTGAGGGAGGCGAAGCAAAATGGGGCTTGAGTTTTCTGGACTTGATGAGCTGATTCAACGGCTAGATGAGGCCGAAAAGAAGCTGCCCGGCGCCAAAGACAAATTCTTATCACAAGAAGCTGAGCTTGTCCGCGGTGATGCGGCAGAGCTGACACCTGTCGATACAGGCAACCTGCGTGAAGCCTGGAAACGCTCTACGCCAGAAAACGGGCGCGTCGATGTGTACAACAATACTGAATACGCGGCTCACGTGGAGTACGGTCATCGGCAGAAAGTAGGCCAGTACGTGCCGGCCATCGGCAAGCGGCTGAAAAAGCCTTTTGTAGAGGGAAGGCACATGCTGAGAGATGCCGTACAGCAGCGGCAGGACAGTTTTGCCGAGGACGCTGAGGACATCCTGAAAGGACTGATGCCATGATACCGATGAAAGATATCCGCAAGGCCCTGTCAGACCTCATTAAGGCGAATTTCCCAGGCTGGCTGCTCACTTACAACAACAGCCCAGACGTGGAGCAGGACTACATCTACATCGAACTGCAGGAACATCGGCAGACCGTGGATCCTGTCTACTATGACCGAGACATTGAGATTGATGTCCATGTCATCCCTCTGCCAGATGTCCGCGGCAACGTCAAGCGGAGCAAACTCTACGACGCCCAGGACACACTGGAACAAATCATCCTGCCGGTTTTCCGGATTGATGATAGGGCTATCACCGTACAAGAGTCTACAAGCCGCATTGTGGATGAGGTGCTGCATTTCACCTTCCATCTGCGCTTTGCGGATTACACGGCAAAGCCGAAGAAGCCCGTCATGAAGAGCCTGAACGTCCGTCTTTCCGCAATGGACAAAGAAGTTTTCCACGAAGTCCTGACAAAGGAAGACGTGGAGGAAGAGATAAGCGAAGAAGATATGAGATTGGAGGAATAACTATGGCAAATGAAGCTGAGAAATTCGGCTTGCCGCAGATTATCATCAACTTCCGAACGAAGTCGGTGACGGCGATTGCCCGCAGCGCGCGTGGCATCGGCGTGATGATTCTGAACAACGAGGCGACGAATACCTCGAATTTCTACAAGATTTCGGATAGCACGGACATTCCGGACACGGGCCTCACCGATGAGAATGTCACGCTCATCAAGAAGGCTCTGCTCGGCACGCCGCTGCGCCTGCTGGTCTACACGCTGCCGAAGAAGGATGCATCGGTGTCAGATGGCCCGACGCTGCTGAATCAGGCAGACATCCTCAAGAAGGTGGCCAACGTCAAGTGGAATTACATCTGCCACCCGACCGGCACGACACAGGACCAGGAAGACCTTGCTACATGGGTCAAGGGCCAGCGCTCGCTCAAGCACAAGAGCTTCAAGGCTGTCGTCGCGCACTTTGACGCCGACGATAAGGGCGTCATCAACTTTACGACGGATGACATCCGCTGCGTCAATCCGGCTTATACGGATGCGGTAACGGCTGCTGGTGGCGATGCGTCCAAGGTTGACACGAAGACGACACCGGAGTACCTGACGTACACGGCGGCAGAGTACACCGCCCGCATTATGGGCATCCTGGCAGGCCTGGCGCTCGACCGCTCGGCTACTTACTACGAGCTCAGCGAGGTTGTAGACTGCGCTACCTATGATGATATCGACGATAATATCAGCAAGGGCGAGCTTTGCCTCTTTGACGAGCAGGACGGCAACGGCGTCAAGATTGCCCGTGCTTGCAACTCGCTCCATACCTTCACGACGGATGTCGGCGAGGACTTCCGTTACATCAAGATCGTCGAGGCTGTCGACATGATTCATGACGATATTCACGACACCTTCCGCAACAGCTACGTCGGTAAGTGCATCAATGATTACAATCACAAGATGCTCTTTATCTCCGCCATCCTGGTGTATTTCCGCGGCCTGAAAGGCAATGTCCTCGATAACTCCGAGACGGCGGTCAACACGGTCGACATCGATGAGGAGGCACAGAAGGATTACATCACGCTCAAGGGCCTCGACAAGCCGGCTGATCTTACAACGCAGCAGATCCGCGAGTACAACACTGGCACGAAGGTATTCCTCACGGGCCGCATCACGCCGGTCAACGCAATGGAAGATTTGAAGATTGATTTCGATATGTAAAGGAGAGTGAGACAATATGGCAAGAGACAGCGAAGATGTAACGTATCGTGGCCGCAGACGCTGGAACGGCAATCATGGCCGCGTATGGTGGGACGGCCTTCTGCTTTTCGAGATTTCGAAATTCAATGCGAAGGTCACGTCTGACCGTGAAGATGTCATCATCGGCAATTCGAAGGACAGCAAGATTACTTCCTTGACGGGCGAGGGCAGCTTCACAATCAAAAGCGTCATCAATCGCAACATCAATCAGTATCTTGAGGAGTGGAAAGCCGGACACGATCCGCGTGCAACGCTTGTCGGCCTCCTGGAGGATCCGGATATGGTGGATGGCCAGAAAGAGCGTTGCTCGATTGACAACGTCTGGTTCAAAGAGCTGTCGTTGATGGACTTCGAAAAGGGCAAGGTCGTCGAGAAGGAGTTTCCGTTTGGCTTCACACCGGAGGACGCTTCCTTCATCGAGACGGTCGATTCGTAACCTATCAGAATATGCAATAATGGAGTGCCTGGCAGTCGATCTGCCGGGCCATTTTTATAGAAAAGGCTATTTTTATAAAAGGTGTTCTTCCATCTTTATAAAAAAGTCGGATTCTATAAATGCTTTACAGGAGGAAATAGTATGGCTGTAAGTATTGATGAACTCATCCAGAAGAAAGAAGAACTCGCAAACCGCAAGAAGCGCCAGTTTGACCTGCAGACGAGTGCAGGCGTGATGACGGTGAAGCTGCCGACGCGTGCTCTGATTGCTGAGGCAACGGACCTTGAGACGGGCAGTGATGATTACATCCTGATGAATACCATCATTGCACCGGATCTCTCGGACAAGAATCTCCAGAAGGCCTATGGCTGTGTCGAGCCGACTGACATCATCGGCAAGATTTTTGACGCGGGCGAGATTGTCCAGATGGTCCGCAAAATCATGGAGCTTGCCGGCTGGCGTCAGGATATCCAGGCAGATCTGCATGAAGAAGTAAAAAACTGATCGAAGAGGACTGGGAAGCGCGTACCGCCGCGTACCTGGTCCTCCGAGGTCATCCCGTTAGCTACTTTTTTCATCTCTCCACGCTTGAGAAGATATTCTGCTATCAGGCGATGGAACGGGAAGAGAAGAGGGAACTGGAGAAGCTCAAGATACTTGCAGCGGGAAGGGGGCTGAAACTGGTATGAGTGATTATATCTTGTCTGCAACACTGGAACTCAAGGACAAGCTGACGAGCAAGCTCAGCGACTCGAAGAAAGCACTGGAAGGCGTTAAGGCGTCGGCCAGTGGTGTATCCGGTGCACTTGATACAGTGCAGGCGTCTATGGATAAGACAGGCCAGTCAGCAGCCAAGGCAACCTCTGGAGCAGAAAAGCTCAAGAGCAGCCTGCAGGGCGTCAAAGGCAACTACTCCGCGACGCTCTCGGTCAAAGATATGGCGTCATCTGGTCTCAATAAAGTCAAGAGCGGTTTGCAGAGTGTCAAGGGTAAGACTGCCGCGGCATCTGTCCATCTGCGCGACGAGGCATCTGCTGGCATTACGCATATCAAGGAAGAGCTGACGAGTCTGACCGGCAAAGCTTACACAGCGATGGTCAACGTCAAACAGAACACTGGCGGAATCGCAGGGCTCACGGAGAAGGCCGGTAACGCTGTCTCTGGTGTAGCCAGCGGCATGCTCATGAACACGTCTATGCAGATGGCCGGTGCTGCAGGTATCGGTTTTGGTATCTACGACGCCATCAAGAGCTATGCGGATTTCGAGAAAGAGATGAGTGCCGTCAAGGCCATCTCCGGAGCAACGGGAGCCGAGTTTGATATGCTCACCGAGAAAGCGCGTCAGATGGGGGCAGACACGAAGTTCTCTGCAACGGAATCTGCTCAGGCTTTTGAATACATGGCAATGGCCGGCTGGAAGACCGACGACATGATGAACGGTATCGAGGGCGTCATGAACCTCGCTGCCGCATCTGGTGAGGACCTTGGCCGTGTCTCAGATATCGTGACCGACGCGCTCACCGCTTTCGGTTTGAAGGCCAGTGACTCGGCTCACTTTGCCGACGTCCTCGCTGCTGCAGCTACAAGCTCGAATACAAATGTTGGTATGATGGGCGAGACGTTCAAATACGTCGCTCCACTTGCCGGTGCTCTGAAATACGATGTTGAGGATGTGGCAACAGCAATCGGTGTCATGGCGAACTCTGGTGTCAAAGCATCGGAGGCAGGTACATCGTTGCGCTCCATCTTCACGCGCTTGGCTAAGCCGCCAAAAGACGCTGCCGCCGCGCTGGATGCTTTGGGTATCTCCATCAAGAATGACGATGGCACTATAAAGCCCTTCATGCAGACGATGGAAGAAATGCGAGATAAATTCTCGGGCCTGACAGACGATCAGAAAGTCCAGTACGCTACGAGTATCGCCGGTCAGGAGGCTATGAGCGGCTTGCTTGCTATCATGAATGCCTCTGAGGGTGATTTCGAGAAGGTCGCAAATGCAATCGACCACGCAAACGGATCGGCCGAGAAGATGGCAAAGACACGTATGGACAACCTTGCGGGCGATATCGAGTTGGTCGGCGGAGCGTGGGACCAGTTCATCCAGACCATCATGAAGGGCGGCACGGCGAGCGGTTTGCGCAGTATCGTGCAGGAAGTCGGGTCTATCATGGACCTCTTGAATGACCGCATTAAGGATGGCCTCGATTTTGGCGATGTCTTTGCCATAGCTAGCAAGGGTATCACCGACCTCAAGAACAAGTTCCTCCAGTTTGACGGTGTCGGCTCTATTCTTGCTGGCGGTGCTTTAGCGGCGGGCCTCTACAAGATTATCAACCTGACGAAAAAAGCGTCTAGCGCCATCGGCGACCTTATGTCCAAGCGAAAAGGTGGAGCAGGAAGCGCTACCGGTGCCGCATCTGCTACACGCGATATGGTCGTCAATGCAGCGAATGTCGTTGTAAATGGCAAAAGCATCGCGGGTGGCGGAGCTGCTGGCAAACCGGGTGGTACAGTCATCTTCGGACCGGACGGCCGCCCGATATCGTCGGACAAGACTGCTCCCGCGCCGGTACCATCCAGAGGATGGCGCAGTATTGCAAAAGAGGCTGCTGCGGGTGGAGCTGTCGCGGCAATCATGGCAGGATTGGATATCTACAGTACCGTTCAGTCCAACAACGCAGCAATGAAGGAAGCGCAGGAAAACGTCAAGTATACAGCCGAGCACTTGGAAGAAATCAAGAACTCGGACAGTGCTACGGCTCGGCAGGTGCGGGAGTCCTATGCCGACCTGACCAAAGCGCAGCAGTATCAGGCGGCAGTCGCTCGCGATAACCGTGAGCGTGTCGGTAAGTCTATCGGCAGTGCGAGTGGCGCAGTCATCGGTTCCGCGATTGGCTCTCTTGGCGGTCCGATTGGCATGGTGGCCGGTGGTATCATCGGCGAGATCATTGGCAACAAGATTGGTGGCTGGATGATGCGGATGGGGACGCCGAACGAGCTGAACAAGGATATGTTCACGCTTGAGAAGGCTACCGCTGCGATTAACGGCCAGAAGAACATGCCAACCTACTTTGACCAGAACGGCAAGAGTATGCCGTATGATTTCAGCTCGACCGAAAAACAGAACTACGATATGCAGCAGAACCGGGATTCCTTTGGCATCTCTACGGATGATGCGGCATATAACCTAAATCTAGCCCGCCAGAGCCAGGACGTGGCACCTTCTACACAGACGCCGAATGAGTTGCAGATTACGTCGAATGCGACAGCCGCCGAGTCGACGATATCGGTTTGGAGTAGTGCCCTGGATACCGTCAAAGGCTTCTGGGACAACATTGTTGCCGGTATCGAGCAGGACAATGAAGAGATTGCCAGCAGTGCTCAAGACTCTGGTGCTGAGGTTTCGGCATCTGCTTCGGACACGGCTGACGAGGTCTACGCCTCCTATGATACGGCGGCAGTTGATACACAGTCCATCTGGGGCCCTGTTGCTGGCTGGTTTGAGAGCGTCGTCTTCGGTCCAACAGCTTCTGGCGCAGCAGATTGCGGCTCTAATACGTCTTCGTCATTTGCATCCTCGGCTTCCAATTCCGAGTCTGCTTGGGGTGGCGTTGTTGGCTGGTTTGCCGCCAATGTCTGGGGGCCTCTGGTATCTGGCGCTCAGAGCTGTGCTAAAGCTATCGGTGACGCTATCAGCAATGCGGCATCTGCGGCTAGAGGTGCTGCGGTAAGGGCTTATGACTATGTCACAGGCAACTACCAGCAGGGCGGCTCTGCTGCGGCTATCATGGAGTCCGACGATAACTACAACATCGGCCCGAAGACACATAAGTACTTTGCGTCTGGCACGAGCTTCGCGCCCGGTGGCTGGACAGAAATCAACGAGCATGGCGGCGAGATTGTCGACTTGCCGACTGGTGCGCGTGTCTATCCGCACGCCACGACGATGCGCATGCTCGATGACCTGTTCTCGGGCGAAAATTTCCGCCCAGCCATGACGCCTGCTGCGCCAGTATCCTTGAGCGTGCAGGCTCCTGCGCCGTCGAGCAATCCACCTGCGACCATCAATATCACGGGCAATTCGTTCCTCGTGCGCGAGGAAGCGGATATTGACAAGATTGCCTACAAGCTGATGCAGTTGATGCAGAAAGCCAACGCCAACATGAACTACGTCGGAGAGGGGGCATTTGTATGAGCTTCCTGAGCATCTGGAACGAGCTGAACAACCTCGGCTCTTTCATCCTCGGCGGCGGTGTCAGTCATCGCCAGATCATTTTGTCTTGCGATGGGGAGCGCTTCGTCATCCCTGTCACGCCTAAAACCTATAAAGTAGAGACGGAGCAGAACAACCGCGTCGTTGATATCCTCGATACCGGCGAAGCGCAGCTTTTCGGCAATCGCAAGCTCAAGCGGCTGTCCTTCTCCTGCTTTTTCCCGCAGCCGAACCACTCATACCCATTTGTAGTGGGTGACGATAGGTCGCCATCCGAGTGCGTCGAACTGCTGGAGAAATGGAAGGAAGGCAAGAAGGCCGTCCGCGTCATCATCACGGACAGCCCAGTCAATCTCATGATGGCCATCAAGTCCTTCGACTACCGCGAGCAGGATGGCAGCCGCGACATCTACTATGAGCTGAAATTCATCGAGTGGCGCGACCTTAATACACCGCTCGCAAACAACGAAAAGCAGGTGGATAAGCTGACAGGGCTCAAGAAGCGGCCGGTCGGTACGACTATTCCGCCGCGTCCAAACTCCATCCAGCGAGCGCGCGACATCCTTGACGCAAGCCGCAAGGCTTACGGGAAGTACAAGTACTGGCGCTCTCTACGCGACAAGAACAACCTCAAGTATCTTGCGCTCAAGAACCTGCGCCAGATTGTCGTCGATAAGGAGCAGAAGAAGTCATGAGAATCAAGATTGCTGATACTGACATTACCGGCTTGCTCATCCGGTGCACCTGGTCTGGCTCGCGGCTCAACGTCGCAAGGACACTTGAGTTCACGTTCATTCAGGATGACCGCGATCCGAACGTCCCAGTAGTCGATGTGGATACCGGCTACACCTGCTACGGCTATGCCGAAGTAGACATGACACAGGATCAGACGACGGCTGACGCCATTGCCATCCAGATGGCTACGATGAGCAAAGAGGGGCAACAGAAGATGGCTGAGCCGATTTTTGTCGGCAACATCTACAAGGTCGAGAAGAACCGCGCGAAAGGCACGGTGAAGGTCACGGCGCATGACCATCTCTTTGTTCTCGCTCATAGCAAGACCACGCGCAAATTTTCCAGTGTGACGCCAGAAGACATCACAAAGCAGATTTGCGCAGAAATGGGCGTGCTGCCAGGCAACATCATCGAGACGAAAACGCCAGTGTCCTTCATCGCGAACCGCAAGACCGGCTATCAGATCATCATGGGTGCGTACAATGAAGCGGCCAAAATTCTGCAGCAGCAAGCAGGCAAGGATGAGAATGGCAAGGATAAGCCGGGACCAAAATATCAACCCATCATGAACGGCGCCAAGCTCGATGTCATCGAGAAAGGCACGCTGATTGAGGGCTTTACCGCCGACTCGTATATCAACATGACTGACAGTTCATACTCGGAGAGCATCGAGAACATCGTCAATCAGGTCATGGTTGTCGACTCTGAGGGCAATGCAAAAGACTACATCCGCGACGATGACGACATCAAGAAGCACTCCATGTTTCAGGATGTCTATAAGGAAGACAAGAACAAGGATACGCAGATTGAGGCGAAAAACCTGCTCAAGAAACCGGACCGGGAAGGAACTATCGTTGTTCTCGGTGACTACAAAGTTCGGTCCTCCTATTCCATCGCCATCAAGGACAGCCTGCAGAACAAGGTGTCTGCGCAGTTCTGGATCAAGTCAGACACGCATACTTTCCAGGACGGCAAGCACGAGATGAAGCTGGTGCTGGAGTTCGAGAACATCATGAACGACGAGAAGGTCGAGAAGGAAAAAGAGGACAAGAAGTGAGGTGAGGCTGCATGGCCAATGAGGTTATTCCTGGAGCTGAGTACAGTGTCAGCCAGATGCTCAGCATCCAGCACGGCATAGCAGAGGAGCATGTGCCGCCAAGCGTCAGTGTCGGGGTAGTCCTGACGCCGCCGCCCGCGCTCACCGTGCGGTGGAATAATATTGTCATAACACCGGACCAGATTTACCTAAATGACTATTGGCTGCCAGGCCATACACGCCATATCGTCGGTGCCACCTCCTATCGAGGTGGCGGCTCTGGGGATCCCGCCTACGAGAGTCACAATCACCCTATCGACAATGACGAGACCTGGACCGATACCTTGAAGCCGGGCGACCTCGTTTCCGTCCATCCGCAAGAGGGCGGTCAGTCATTCATCATTGAAAGCAAGTTGGTGAAGCTATGAGTACAGAATTTCCATTTATCGGGAGCAGCACTTCTGATGATACGAGTGATGACCTGCCGCTCTTCAAGGAGTACGCTTGGGATTTCGAGCAAGATAAATTCCGCTACGACGGCAACGGCAACCATATCCTGCTGACTGGCAATGACGCGCTAGAGGTCTGGATCTACAAAGCGCTCAAGACCGAGCGCTTTGATTATCTCGCTTACTCCTGGCAATACGGAATTGAACTAAAGCCATTCATCGGCAAAGTCATGAGCGTGCAGGAGCGATACAGTGAGCTCAAGCGCGTCATTACAGAGTGCTTGATGGTCAATCCGTACATCAAGAGCATTGACTCCTTTGCCATCGACCAGCAGAAAAAAGGAGAGACAGCCGTGCTGACCATTGGCCTGACGACAGTGTACGGGGAGGTGAATATCCATGTATGAAGCACGAGAGCAGGAAGATATCCTCGCTGAGCTGCAGGAGGCAAGCGCGACACCGGCAAGCAAGATCGAGGGCACTTTTGAGAATGACATGCTGGCGTCAAACTCCATCGAATTTGCAAAAATTGAAGTAGAGCTGGAGCAGGCATACAAAGCCGCTTTTGCTGAGACGAGCTGGGGCGATTATCTCACGATGATAGCCGCACAGTTCGGAGTCGACCGCAAGCGTGCAGGCAAAGCAAGAGGGACTGTCACAGTCACCGGCACGGGCAGCGTCAGCAAGGGCAGCCGCTTCGCGACAGCTGCAGGGGTGCTATTTGCCGCGGCGCAGAATGTCGATGTCGTCGGCAGTGCAGATATTCTAGTCGAGGCTGTCCTCGAGGGAACCACTGGGAATGTGGCTGCTGGGACGGTGAATATCATACCGATGAGCATCCCTGGCATCAACGCTGTCACAAACGCGGCACCGATGACAGGTGGCTACGACGAGGAAGGTGACGAGGCGCTGCTCAAGCGTTACTACATTGCCGTGCGCACACCCGCTACAAGCGGAAATGTCTATCATTATGTTAATTGGGCGATGAGTATCAAGGGCGTCGGTAACTGCAAGGTCTTACCGCTCTGGAATGGCCCTGGCACAGTCAAGGTGCTCATCATCGACAGCAACGGGCAGACGGCTTCACGGGAGCTCATCAAGAGCGTCGCGGATTACATCGAGACCGTTCGCCCCATCGGCGCGACGGTCACTGTTGCCAGCCCCGTACCGCTGGGTATCACGGTTTCCGTAGCTGTCAAGGGGTCGCTAGATAAAGAGACCTGCAAGAAGGCAATCAACACGCGCCTCGCAAAAACAGCGCTCTCCGCGACATATCTTTCCGCCGCACAGGTCATCGACATTGTTATGGATCAGTCATCTGTCGAGGATTGTGACAAGGTCTTGCTGAATGGCGCGCCGCGGCTCAATATCGGCGCTGATGAACTGCCGGTCGTCAAGGAGGTGAAAGTGAGTGCTTTATCTACGTAACCAACCGCCGAACCTTGCGCGATATCTGCCGCAGTTCCTGCAAGAGGATGAGCACTTCAAGGCGGCGCTTGCGGCGTGCAGTACGGAGCATGAGAAATATCGGCTGCTCCTCGACGAGATCACAAATCAGTTTTACATCGAGACCGCCACCTGGGGTCTCACAGACTGGGAGCGCATCCTCGACCTCAAGCCCGATGCGGATGATAACTACGAGCAGCGGCGAAACAGGATCTTGCTGAAGCTGCAGGGGCGGCAAACAAGCACAGTTGATTTTATCGCGAATCTCATCAGGCGATACTGCACGGAGAAAAGCAGGGTCACCGTCATTGAAGACAACGAGCACTACATGTTCCACGCAGAGATTGCAGACGGTACAGCCTCTTACGCGGACAACCTTTTAGACGCTCTCAATACATATAAACCTGCGCATCTAGGGTTTGACATCCTGATGCGCTATTTGTTTGCACTGGAGGAGAGTGATCGCCTCCGCTATGGCCTTGCCGACTGTCACCTTGGCCGCAAACGCATCCGCATCCCGCCGCCAGACAACGCGAGTGTCAACGCGCACTCCGGTGTCGGCTATTTCCGCTCCGGCCGCATGCGCATCGGAGCAGGCGAGGAGCCGCCGCCGTCCGTACTCGCACAGCGTGTGGGCGTACTCGCGTACCGCATCGGGCGCGTGCGCATCCCATACAATCCAGCTGACAAGGGACAGGCGCACGAGAGCCGCCTATATCCGGCAGGAGCAGGATATCATGCCGGTCTCGCATCGCTTGCTTACGGGCGTCGCCATATCGGCTTGTCTGCGCCTGCCGAGACGGAGGGCATGGCAGCCGTCGGTATCGCATCCGCAACCATCGGCCGCAAGCGTATCCGCTCGGCTGCGCCGCCTGAGAGCTACACAGAGCCGCGCGGCGGACGCGTCATTCTGCGGACAGGCCGCATCACTATCCAGGTATCAAAGGAGGAGACAACACAATGAGTGATATCAGAAGCACGACGCTCACGACACAGGGGCTGAATCTGCTCGCGAAGTGTCAGACGGGGCTTGAACTGAAGTTTACACGCGTTGCGATGGGCGACGGCAAGCTCGGCGACGGAGCGGTCATCAAAGACTTCACGAAGATGATTTCGCCGAAGCTCAACCTGCCGATTAAGTCCATTGAGATCACGGGCGTCGGCACGACGGTCATGGAGACAGAGCTGAAGAACGACGACCTCAAGGCGGGCTTCTTTGCCCGCGAGGTCGGCATCTTCGCACAGGATCCCGAGACAAAGGCAGAAGTGCTTTACGCATACCGCAACACGGGCGACGACAGCGAATATGTTCCCGCGGGCGGTGCGAGCGAAGTCTGGAACCTCATCTACGACGTCGTGACAGTAGTCGATCAAGCGGAAAACGTGACGGCAGTCATCAACGGCGATGTCGCGTATATCACGCGCGTTGATTTCTACGCGCACCGCGACAGCGTGACCCCGCATCCGAACGCGCCATCGCTCAAGACGACCATCCAGCAGCCAGACACGCCGGATTTCTTTTGGGCACAGAAAAACCACGACAACCATCTGCATCCGATCTCGATTGACGATACGCGCACGGCGATTCTCGGTGATTCCGCCGCAACGCTGCCACTCATGCGCGGACGCATCAATCAGCTTGAGACAGAGCTTGCGAACGTCAATCTCAAGCTGCTCATGACACAGGAGCTGCCAGACAGCAATCTTGGCATTTATGAGGACTTCAAGACGGTCGACCAGGTGGATGATTTTAAGGTTCGCGTCACAGCCGCAACGGCCGGCAGCAATGCGATCGAGGTACAGTACATCGACGGCATCTATCCAGGGGCGTGGTACTGGATTACAGACGGCGTGCATCAGGAGTCAATACAGGTAAAATCCGCCGTCAAGACGACAAGCGGCCTCTGCCGCATCCTCGTAAAAGCCAACATCACGAGTACTTACAACATTCCGCAGACGTACATCTACCGCACAACCGCGGGGATCGGCAATGGCATGGCGCTCGGTTCGTCCGATCGCAAAGGTGCGACGTGGCAGCCAACAACAGCATTCAAGGGCAGCCGAGCGTCGAATCAAGAAATTGTAATGCTTGAGTCTACGCTCGACAAAGCCGATGCATTCACACTCGCCGGTGATACGAAATTCACGGCAGACGGCTTCATGACGCTTGATACGACTATCGAGCACTCGCACGGCATCGGCATTGCGCTCATCAAGACCGGCGGCACTGCGAATGGTACGAACTGGATCAACATCGATGATAAAGGCAACGTGCTCACACAGAGCGTACTGGATAAGAGCTGAGGAGGCATAAAATATGGCATACCCAAATGGACTTGATTTTTCGAAAATCTACCCGTGGAGTGACATCAAGACGGTGCAGCGCGACGGGCAGACGATGATCTACGTGCCGAAGACCTACACAAAAGAGGGTAAACTGACATCCGGCAAGTACGCCGGGAGCCGGTACTGGATGACAAGCAAGACGAAGGGCGACGGCTTTCACCTGCCTGCCTGCTTTATGTACAAGGGCCAGGAAATCGACCATTTTTGCTTCGGCGCCTACGAAGCATCCCGTGGCAGCGACGGCAAGCCTGAAAGCAAAGTTGACGCCACGCCGTGGGTTAATGCAGGTGGCATCCAGAAAGCAATCGACGCCTGCAACTCGCGCAACACCGGCGCATCCGGCAGCGAGCAGTACGGCTGGCATCTTCAGACGTACTACGAGCGGTCATTCATCGCGCGGCTCATGATGATTGAGTGTGGTACACCAGATGTGCAGACAGCCATCGGACGCGGTAAATGCGATGGCTCGTGGAACGGTTCGTTCCAAGGTACGACCTGTGGCAGTACAAGTGCTTCGTGGCGCGGCCTGCACGAGTTCTGGGGCAACTGCTGGGAGTGGTGCGACGGCCTCCAGATGGACGGCAATGGAAAGTACAAAGTGTTTGACAAGCAGGGCAATGGCACCTACGTCTCGACCAACATCCCGCTCGCGGATAAAGGATTTGCAATGGCTTCGGGGGACAATTTCGACCTCGGCGATCTGTTTGTTCCTGGAGACGACGGCACGAATGGCTCCTATACAGGCTCCACGGGTGACGGCCTCTGGACCGGGTCGAACACAATTCTCTTCACCAGCGGGAGTTGGAGCGACGGTTCGTACTGCGGTGCTTTCTGTTTCGACGTGGACGATGCTGCCGGTTACTCGATCGCGAACGACGGCTTCCGCCTCGCAAAGTATGATGTCTGACATCTGCTTCCTGCCCTCTGGTGGCGGCGCGGTAGCGCCGCCTATTTACGAAAGAAGGTCCTCCCGTGAATCAACAGCCACTCATCATCCTGTCACGCGTCGAAGAACTTGAGCGCTACACGCGCATCGCGCTCCGGCAGTTTCCGAAGTACGAGGAATTCATCCTCTCGGCTGAGATACGGCACCAGATTTACGAAATCAAACGCAATACAATCCGCGTCGGCAAGAAGTACACAAAGAAGACGACACTGACAGAGCTTGATATTGATGTAGAAGTCCTGCGCTCACATATCCGCGTAGCGTATCGACTGCAATACATCGACGAACACAAGCTCGATGTCTGGATGCGCAAGGTGGACGAGATCGGCGCGATTGTTGGTGGCTGGCTGAAGAAGCTCACGGAGGATAAGAGATAATCTCACGGGGGATGCGGTTATACCAGCGGGAGTTGGAACAACGGTTCGAACTGCGGTGCTTTCTGTTTCAACGTGAACAATGCTGCCGGTAACTCGAACGCGAACAACGGCTTCCGCCTCGCAATGCAAAAATTTCGCCAGAAGCTTATGCCACATGTGGCATACCCCAGTGCGCTTTACTTTGGGCTGCATCTCCCTCCTCACAGAGGAAAACATATACAAGCCGGCGCCTCAAGTACGCGGGCCCGCATAACGCGGCGCCGGTCATGGAGGAATCCATATGCCGATTACTTATAACAATCTATTCGACAACATCATCTCATTTGAGAATTTATATGAGGCGTTTCAGGACACTATCGCGCACGGCAGAAAGGAGCGCCCGGACGCGCTTGCGTTCCGTCTTCATGCGGAAAAGAACATTGCTGATATTCATGACGCGCTCACATCTGGTACATGGCGGCCTTCGCCATACCATCGCTTTCTCTGCCGCTCAGAGGTGAAGCGCCGCGTCATTGATGCACCGACCATCGGCGACCGTATCGTACACATGGCTGTCTACCGTGTGCTCTATCCGCTTTTCGACCGCAAGTATATCTATGATTCCTATGCGTGCCGAAAGGGGAAAGGATGCAGTCAGGCCGTAGCGCGCGTGCAGGATTTCTTGCGGCGGCAGAAACGGCAGACCGGCAGCGCATATGTCTTGCAAGGAGATATCAGCAAGTTCTACCCGAGCATCTACAAGCCATATTTGCTTGAAAAGCTCGGGCGCACAGTGCGGGACAAACGCCTACTCGAACTGCTCGAAACGATCTACTTTGATTATAACAACAGCGACAGAGGAGTCCCCATTGGCGCGGCGACGAGTCAGCTTGCGGCAAACGTCGTACTCGATACGCTGGACCATTTCGCAAAAGAGTGCCTGCGCATTCGCTACTATGTCCGCTATATGGATGATTTCGTCATCATCACAGATGATAAAGCGAAGCTCTGGCATTACCTGAAAGAAATCAACTGGCTCGTGACTGCCGTGCTCAAACTGCGGCTTAACCCTAAGACGCGCGTCTTTGCGTCATCGCAAGGCGTTGACTTCTGCGGCTACCGCACCTGGGCGACACATGTACTGCCGCGCAAGCGAAATGTCAAAGCCGCTAAACGGCGATTCAAGAAGCTCTCTGCTGCGTTTGCGGCTGGTGAGATTGACGTCGCGGACGTGCGCCAGAACGTCGCGTCGTTTCGTGGCTATATGTCGCATTGTGACGGCTACGACACTACGGTGCATGTGCTGCGTAATTTTGTATTGAGGAGGAATCACGAATGACAACTTATATGAGACGTGCTATCTACATCGACAACGCGCCGCTCGGCTGCGCGGGGACCACAGTAGACGGCTTTACACTCGACGGCGTGCAGCCGACTGGGACAGATCGCCGCATCATCTTCGCCGTCGACAAAGAGGACGGCACGAAGAGGTATGTCAAGCTCGCTGCCGCGTCCGGCACAGCAACAGAAGCAGAACTCAAGGTAAGTAAGGCAACAACGAGCGGTGCAACGGAAGAGACCGCCGTCACGGCATCCGATATCACGGCAGACTACGTACTTTCGGTCGGCAATACGGTGACAGAGCTCAGCACGGTGACAAGCATCCCCGCCTGGGTCGGGAAAAACGTCTATCCGATCATCGCGCTCATCGCGCCAGAAGACAGCGCATCCGCGCCAACACTCAAGCTCGGCATTAAGACGACGACAGGCGTCGACCAATACGAAAAGACGGAGGAGTCCCCGGCTTATGTACTCGCGGATGAAGATGTCGATGTCATTTCCGTTGATGCGAACGTAGAGACAGCCGGCGGCGCAGCGTGTGACGTGTCCGTCCGGTTTTATAGCGGTGGTGCATGGGGTGACTACATGAAACTCACCGAAGTGAAGAACGTCCGTGCGAGCAAGGCGCAGTTCAAGGCGCGTTACCAGGTCACTGCTATCGGCGAGGAGGACAGCGCAAGGGTCAAAGACGCCGTCATCGTTTACGCGGCTTCAATGGCAAAAGTGTCCGGCCAAACGGCAGAAATCATCACGCAGACGAAGCATTACGCGCTCGAGAGTGATGGCCAGGGGCTCCAGTTTGCGCAGGCACTCATCGTACATGACAAGCTGAGAGATGCACAGATCGCTGCATATGCGGCATTCCGCGCTGAGCCGAAGACACGCGAGATGGTGCAGGTCGCAACGGGCGACGGCAAAGAGCAGACCGTCAAACTCTCTGATACAGGCATCAATCATAATTCTATCCAGATGCAGGTCAACGGTGCGCCGTATTGGGGCTTTGGCTACAACACGGAGACGAACGAACTGACTTTCACCGCCGACAAAGGCGCAGCAGTTACCGCCTCGTATGAATACGACTATGAAGATGAGGACTGGCAGAAGATGGAGCCGGTTGCGCAGCAAGTGTACGAAAATGGGACGTATGCTTCCCGCTACAATTACGCACTGCCGACGACGCAGACGGGAAAGACCATCGTCGATGTCAAATATGAGCTGCTACGTCCTACAAGCGATGAAAAAGACGTGCTGCTCGGCACAGGAACAGGTGACACGCAGCTCTTCGTCTTGCCACATGCCGCTCGTAAAGATACCATCGCTTGTACGGGCAAGTGGACGTATGACGACGATACGCGTCAGCTGCTCGTCCAGGTAGAGAAGGGCGCAGAAATCAGAATCAGCTACCACTGGGTAGCTGAATCGCAGAAGGTCCACGCGGTAGCCGCGGGATGGGCGGAGCTTGGCTGAGGAGGTGAAACGCCATGAAAGAATTTACCAGACGCATCGGCGCACGTGAACGCGCGCAGCTCATGCAGCAGGAGGCCATCAAGAAAGCCTCCCTCGATAACACGGACTACGTCGTCGAAATGGCTGCAAGTATCGCAGACCTCACGGAGACCGTCACAGGACTTGCCGCAAAAGTGGAAGCACTGGAAAAGGGAAAGGAGTAATCAACTATGTATGAAATTCTTGTCAGAATGTATGGCCGTCTCGTCATCTATAAACGCCGCACCATCGAGCAGGTGCCGGAATCGTACCGTGCCGACGTGCAGAAATGGATTGATGAGCAGGATGCCATCTATAAAAAAGGATATTAAGTAGCTGAGCGTATAAAGGAGGACGCCTATGAGCGTACTTGAAACCATTGCGCAAATCACAGCAATCGCAGCCGTCATCGGTGCGGCATTTTCTTTTGCGGTCCTTCGCCCGCTCAACAATGCTATCAAAGCACTGCAGAAAACCATCGACGAGATGCGGGCAGAGATGAAAGAGAGCCGGGAGCAGCGGCAGGAACTGGAGGTGCATCTCGCCGAGGTAGACCAATCCGTGCGCTCCGCCCATCACCGCATCGACGCACTCGAAGGGAGGGCGCACGGATGAAGATCACGACGGATATGATTGTAGGGACCGGCCTCGTCGTTGTTTTACTCGCTGCCATTTTTTGTGGCGGTAGCGCAGAGTTACAGACGACACTCGGCAGCGGTCTCATCGGATACCTTGGCCGGACCGCAATAGAGCACGGAGGAGGAGAGACAAAATGATACCATCTTTACAGTGGCATGTCCTCTATGACGCCTTTGCGGTATTTGCGGCTCTTGCCCGTCAGTACCATTTCTATGAAGATGATGTAGCAAAGATGGAGGCATCTCTTTTCGAGATGTCACCGTATCCGAAGAAAGGGTGAACAGGATGAGAGAAGTAACCATTGATGAACTGCGCCAGCTTGCGGAGGCGGCTCGTGAGGATATCTGGACGACTGCCAGAGCATACGGACGTGAGCCTAAAATCTATCTTCATTGGAGCGCAGGTCACCACTTTCAGAAATTTGGCGACTACCATATCAATATTGTTGGAGACGGCAGGATCTACGTCTCGACAGACAATTTTGCTGACGTGCTCGCGCATACGTATCGTCGCAATTCTGGTGCAGTCGGCATTTCGCTCTGCTGCTGTGCAGGTGCGACGACAAATGATTTAGGCGATGAGCCGCCAACGCCGCAGCAGATTGAGAGCATGGCGCAGGCTATCTGTGCTATAGCAGACGGCCTTTGGCTCACAATCGACTGCGAGCATGTCATGACGCACGGAGAAGCAGCAGATAACATTGACGGCATTGAGCCACATGAGCCCTATGGCCCGCAGACAACGTGCGAGAGATGGGATTTGCAGTTCCTCGGCACAGATGAGAGCCCAGCCTATACGACGGACTACGACGACCCAGCGACCGGTGGCAACGTGCTGAGGGGTAAAGCTAACTGGTATAGACAGCATAAGTGAGGAGTGACTAAAATGTCGAAATGGACCGATGTAAGAGACAATGTAGTCGATGCATTGCATGTTGAGGACATCACAGAAGATGTCAAGCAGCATGTCACAAATACAATCTTGAGCGAGCTTGAGCGAGATCATCCCGGTCATCGAAAATGCTGTTGACAGCTTCTGTGCAACAACCAAGGAACAGTCGAAAACGGAGTCCGGCTGGTGCAAGATTCGCGATGGTGTCGTCCTGCCGCTTGTCATGCAGGGCGGCGTCTACGTCGTCAAGCTCGCGCTCAGCAAGACTGTGGCACAGACGGCAACGGCCTGAGCTTGTCTGCATTTTGTCTGCATTTGTCTGCAAAAACATAAGATATCACAGGCTACAAAAGTAACGCATTTCTGCGATAAACCCTTATGTGACAAGGCTTTACGGGCACACCAGACTACAGAAAAATAAAACTTCCGATAATTTATACTTATCGGAAGTAATATATAAGAAGTCCTGTGTATTGCTTGGCATTACATGGTAGTCTCTATGGCTATTTTGTGTTAGTGGCGACAAAGCCTTGCAGTACCTTAGTTTTTTGGTAACTTCTGCTTGTGTGTACCCTATAATTCCCCAGAATTACTTGTCATGCCTGACGAGCCATAGTTTTCACGAAAACGAGAAAATTCATCAGCTTATCGGAAAAATATCGGAAAGGATGTTGAGCGGAACATTTCGTTTTTGGAATTTCTGTCAAATCAGGCGCTAAAATTCCGCCTAAAATTACTATCTTATGTGTGTGTATCCTGTCTAATGATAACTACAAATCGGAAGTAAAACGAGCAGGTTTCCCGTCCGCGCTCGTTCTGCACGTACAAGTTTCCGAGACAGAGCCGTCCATGGAACGGATCATCCAGATAGCAGAAGATGGTCTTATTCCTGATCATGACGGATCAGCCTCCTTCTTCTGCCGGATGCACGGCGTCGTACGAGGATGGCATCCTGGATTACCCGTCCGGGTGCATCTTCCCTGCAGACGCGCAAGAGTTCCTTGTCCATCCCCTCGATGGCGTGGAGTACCTTGGCGTATGCCCCCATCGAGACAGAGGGGCTTCCCTTCTCAATCTGCCAGATGGTCGTCCGGCCAAGCCCCGACCGCTCGGCAATCAGCTGGACGGGGATGTTTCGGCGCAGGCGAGCCAGTTTAATTTGCTCCCCCAT